ATGCTGATCAGCTGATGAAACGGCTTATGCTGGCCAATCGCATTTATCCACCTAGGATCGTTAATAAAAAGATGCTCATACCTCTCAATAAGTCTGTCTGCAAGCTTGGTGGCAAGTTTGTAAACCGAAGCACAATCAGCCTGCTTGCCATCATCATTCATCAAGACACCAGGAGCACATTCCAACCTGTAACTCTCGTATCTCGATAAACGAGTACACACATTCCCATCATCTCTGAGGTAAAGCCCAGCACGAAACTTGTCAATGTTGGCCGGAACACCGTACGCAAAACCACGAACCACATGCGTCGCTCGTGACAAGAATGGGAGCTCCGAAACCCTCTTTGGCAAAGTATCAACTTCAAATGTCATGCCAAGTTTTCCAACAAAATCACGCAACACCCCTCCTGTAAACCACTCCACAAACTCTGCCGAAACAGTGAAAGTGTTGTCGTCACCATACAATGCTGCAACCACAGCCTGTGAAAACAGCTCGTACGATAACATACTGTTGTCACCAGTTCTGAGACATTTTTCAGTCCAGGAAGCTGCCAACAATATGTACAGAATAATGGTGTTCCTCGGCGTCGTGACAGGTGTGCCGGAAATGTTTCCAAGAAACTTTTGCACCAGATCACCTGTGACACACAACAACAACGACTCTATCTCATCAAACGTCATTCGCCAATAACGTATGCTGTGTTCACGAAGCTCTCTGCCACTCCAGTTATACTTGGCAACCAAGGCATTCCAATGAAGCCGTGCTTCGAGTATCATAAGAAATTTGACTTGAGAACTATCATATTCTTTGAAATCGCCATCATACCCAAAATCATGAACAGACAACTTCCTAAACAACCTATTCCACCCGCCATGAACATGCGTCATCCCAACCGCTGAACTTGTGACTGTATGAGAAGCCACAAGGGCGTCGGAAAAACCAAGTCGGTACGTGTTCAGATTCGCCACAAAATGTGTCGGTGCACCATTTATTTGACGTATCTTGCCTGCCGCAAGCTTATCCTTATCACGCAATTCCTCTTTCATAGCGGAAGTGAAAATACAGGTCGGATTTTCCATTGTCAGTAAATCATTCGAGTATGTCACATAATCATGAAATCCTCTAATTGAATGCATCTCGTCCTTAGTTGTAAACCCCATACTAGTCCAAGGTAGACCAGGTGATGTTGAAACATCTAGGCGATTAATACACTCGTCAAGCGGCTTGAGCTCCACACCGGAATAGGCCTTATGGAAATGCCTTTCGCACCATTTCCCACCAACAAGAAGTGATCTAGCGATGTTACACTCAAGCACAACATTAGGCTTGTTGTACTTAAGTGTTCCAACAAAAGACGCTCCTATATAGGGTTCAGCATTATGATACTGAAAATCAGCCAAAGTCACACCACATGCTGCCATCCCAGACACATCACTACCACGCGAAGGTTTAAGATTAGG